GGCTGCGGCGTCATGAAGTCATCTTTTAGGATGAAAACCACTGGGTAGGATCCCAGAAAACCAGTCAGAGGCCACCGGAGGAATACCGGTAACATTGACTGGACAGAACTAGATGAAAGAAAAAGCCAAGATTATAACCAACAGCCCAAGGAAGGCCAAGAAGGAAAAGTCACTTGATTCTTTCTAAAACATCCAGGCCTAACCGAAAGGAGAGAGTTGTTAAGACTCATGTCCGTATCGGAACCTATTTCGCATAATCTAGTTAATAGAAGTGCGTGAGAATCAACCTCTAACTTACCTGAAATGGGAGATATACAGGTGGAGTAGTAGCTGAAAAGTTTCCGCGAGAATCGCGGAGAGAACTCTTCGAAGCTTCTAACCCACCCGATATCACCATAGCCGATAGGACAATGGATCTTACGATCTTTGAAATAGAGGAATGATATGAGGCTACAGAATCTTCTGTCACGTGCGTACCCAGAGAATATCCTGGATGAGTACTCGACAAGGCGATTATGATACTTCATGGCTTCAAGCTCTAAAGGTTTTCCCTTCGGAGCAAGAAATCGTCTCATATAAATAGGCGAGATGTCAGAACCATTCCAGTAGTGCTTTCCGCAAGATTCACGATAATATGTTGAAGAATAACTCTTCTTCACGTTAACCGTAAATCCGCAGTGAGCACACAGAGCGTAATATGAATCAATAAATTCTGAGGGGATAATAACATCGTCCCCATAGACACTTATTGACGAATATAACGGATGGTCTCTCGGAACGCACGCTTTCGCAAGCGCCCAAAAGATAAGTGATTCTAATTCGAACGTGAAGCCATTTCCCATTGAGGAAAACTTCTCATATTCGATAAGAGAATCCTTATAGACACCTCTCGGCGATCTCAAGATATCCAAGATCTTAAACCATTTTTGTGGTAAAAGATCCAAGACTAAAAACGAGCTGATTGTATCGGAAGCAGAAGAGAAGTCGACGGTCGCAAGTTGCGACCTTATTGACCCAATCTGAGCGTAAGATTGATTAGCCGTTTGATCATTGAGATTTACCCCGAACTTTCTAAGACGACGTCGTATCATACTACCAACACCTTTCTGAAAGTAAAGATTCAGAGAGGGTTCAATAGCAATAGTGCGATTAGTCTTAGCATTCTTGGGTACCTGGATTACTTTGTTACCTTCCACTATTCGCGGTGAGACGAGCCATGTAGGAAACATGGTAGACCACAGCGGTTTAAGGAGGTTCCAAAGAGGCTTAGTAGCTTCATTTTCGTAATGAAACTTTTCGTAGGTGTTTGCGCGACGTCTAGGAAGACCTAGCGTCGCGCCCGGACCCCAGCCTGACGAATCAACCCACTCTTCAGCATTAAATTCACCTAAGACGTCAGCGATTTTCCACGAGGCTAGCATAAGCTGACTCGCGAAGGAATTACTCCTTCGAAGACGTTCATTGGTAACTTTACATGCTTCTTCTGCAGCAAGGAAAACTTGGTCAGCGGCGAGGATTTTATCGATGTTAGTCGGTAAATCTTCGTGCTTTCTAAGCAATTCAGTGCAAAAGAGACTGTCTCGGGCATCACGTTCATTGTTATAATCAAAAGGATTAAAAACAAGAGAAACGAGTTGTTCGAACTCACCCGCCCTATACATAATTAAACATGTAAGAGAGCGGGCGCAGTCGATAGAGAGTAAGGTGTCCACGATCACTCGGTGATCGTATTTATGGATTGTTCTCATAAATAAATCTCAGTAAAAATGAATGTACATCATTTACTTCTTAGTGCGGATCCATTTCCATAATGAATATATAGAAGTGACAGCATCAAAAAGCAAAGTGATGGAGGCACTAGTAAACCGCTTCAAAGTTTTCCACCGCAGCGATAACAGTAGCGTCGACTAAAAAGTCTGCTACCATCGCTCGTAGATCTTGACGGTTTGCTAATGTCGCATTCTTCGGTAATGATATTTCAAAAGTGCCGATTAATTCATCGATCTTTTGAGTAGTTATTACCGGATCCATTACTGGGATGGACACTTTTCCAACGATCTTAACTCGGGTAGAACCCGATTTGGGAAGTGACAAGCTTAGTGTTGCTCTCGGTTTAGCATCGAAAGATGCGCCGGTAGCTAGCCAGGTTGAAATTTTCGTTGATGGGTCGATGTTAGCTGGTGCGAACACCTGTTCTACTGCCGCCTGATTTTTCAGGGACAAATTGGCGAATGCCGGCATGGCGTTCTCCTAGGTTATGACATTAAGATGTCTTTTGGATGAAAATAGCAAGGGCATTGATAAGCCTTCGCCAGGTTAACCCATCAGAAGTCGGAGACTTCGGACGAGGCATCTGCGGGAGACTTGGAGGGATAACCCTAAAAGTTTCACACAAGACTTTAGTGTAACCAAAAGGGTTTCCCCTAATGGAGTACTTCACTCCGGAAGTTTCTTTTCCGACATACCGACAATGTAACATTCGAGACTGATTTCTAAACTCAGTCTTCCATATGTATTTTGGCGGGGTGACATTAAAGACACTTTCAGACCGAAGGTAATCGCCCAACGCGTAAATCCAGTCTAGCATAAAGCTAAAAGGGATTATCTCGTATGCGGTTGCCAACGGGGTCGAGAAGCCGCCTTTCGCGAAAACTGATTTTAAATGGTTGTCCTGAAGCATGATAACACCATATCGAATGGTGAAATTGTACGTCTGGACATCCGTTTCTTCAATCAGTCTGAACGCGTTGTACGTTTTACTGACGATAGTTTTCTTAAGAGTTGCACTAGTGGAATAAGATCTCCACTCACGCATTTCATTTTTGAGAACATCGCGAGTGGCAGCCAAATCTGTTAGAAGAGGCTGCACTCCGTACACGTATCGAAGCCACTGATCCGAGATATCTTTGGCGGTTAAGCCATTGATCTCTTTCTCAGTCGCTTGATATCGAGGCGTTTAAGTTCCCAGACTAGCTTTATCGCCTCAGTGACGATATCGAGAAGCATGCTATATGACTTTCTAGCTTCTGCTATATTAGTCAAGTAGTTCGGGTATTCAGTTGCAACTTTCGTATACAACTTACCCAAAGCTTCCTTTTCGAGCGCGGTGCGTTGAGAGCCTGACAGCGAGCCGAAAGATGTTTCCGTAGGTCCTTTTGAATAGGACTGAGGAATTGTATCTCCAGCGAGCGGTGGGGACTCCATAACACCGTCGAACGACGTCGTTGAGCTAGATCTAGAAAGACCTGGGGGAACGATATCTAAGTGAACAGCATTACTTTGAGGCCAAAAATCGTTTTGAGTGATTCTTGTCGACAAAGTATTCGGGGGCAGTAACTGATCAGGTTTTGAAGCCTGAGTAGTGTCTGCTTTTACCCACTTATCCACCCAGATTGTTTCCCAAGTCCAAACAGGCTTCTGAACATAAGTAATTTTATACTTACGTTTAGGCCCGTTTGGCCCTCCTAACTCATAGAAATAAACTCTCTTCGGAACTGTTTTATTGCCCGCGCTTATTCGAACTCTTTTACGAGTTTTGAATAATATGCGACCTTTAATAACAGTCCCAATAGGAAGGCTTAATTTCCCGCCGGATCGATCCAACTGGTACTTAGTAGAGATTATCGAAGATGATCCCTGCAAGTCCGGCTGATCGACACCGGAAGTGTTGGTATGTTTTGTACTGCGTAAGACCGCAGCAACTTGCTGTTTAGTGACTACGCCGTACACATATACCTCTGCTTAGTTATGGAGAGACACCCGAGGGTGTAATAAAGCAGCGAAAG